CCAATCGATCCATATCTCTTAGGGATATACCCGCCGCTCCACGAGTTACCAGTCAAGAACACGTTATGACCGTCACGAGCTGTCCATGTGCCAAGACCAGTGGTAACACACCAGACATCTGCGTTCCCAGCGTCTTCATACACAGTAGCTGAGATGACCGGCTTGCAGGTACTGACAATACCCGCAGCTGACCAGTTAGAGTTAGACTGCTTCTTATCGCTAACTGAAGGCCTGTAACCCAACAGATAAGTGGTAAGTAGAATGGCCTCGAACTTAGGCCCGTAAACCTGAGGAATCCGTGTAAGGTTTCCTCCCCTACTGCCATCAATCCTATCAGCAGCTGTCCCTTCAGCTCCTATTATCCCGCGTAAGAAAGCCTCGCGCTGCTCATGAGACATGGCGAATACCATAGCCTCCAACTTATCCTCAGCATACCCAGAACGCTCTGCGAGATCTCTGCTATAAGCCCCTGTGAGTTTCCAGGTGTGTGCCAGACGCCCACTTTCAACAACTGTTTTGTAAACATGAGCAGAAGAATCAACCTCATCTACCAGAGCCTGGATTGAAGGAATGTAGCCTTCCTTTGTCTGATAGATATTAAACCTGGGAACATCTCCACTGCGTGCGTAACGATGAGGATAGATATAGCTACCATCACCTAGAACCCAGCCCAGCAGCTCTGCTTCAATCAGTGAAATAGGCAACCCTGTACCAGTAGTCGCAGGAGCACTCACTCGCAAGCGGTGACGAGAAGTTATATCTTCAGACTCTACAAGCTTAGGAGCCTGATAGGCCCATTCTTGCTTAGCGGCTGCCCAGCCGTGAGCCTTCTTACGATGAACAGCCAGTCCCTGGCCTTTAACACTGCCCGAAGGGATAAAGTCACAATCTGGGCAGCTATCTGGCTGAGGAGCCTTAGGAACATGGCGATACTTCTCTGCCACCCACTTGTGGTTTGGAGTTACCTGGTAAGACACGTGCTTTGAGCCAATACGTACTGTAGGGGCATCGGAATAGTGGACTACTCGCTTAATAGGAGTCCACTCGTTAAGACCTGTGGCAATGTTGTATCCCAGAGTTTCATCCCCAATAACAACTTCATCATGCTTAAGATAGCCGCGCTTTGTAAGAATCATAGTGTCTAGCGTAACACAGTCAGCAACTACTTGGTCGACTGGATTCATCCATGTTGTAAATCCGGGTTTTGCATAAGCATCAAAAGTTGGTTGAATGAATTGTAATAACCCTGCGCTGTTGCCCGTAAGCATAGGGTTACCATCTTGCTCCATTGTCCACGTGCCCAGTTCAGTGCTCACACACCACACCGGCTCATTCCCCTGTACTTCAGTCGTGAGGTTTACCGGACTAATATGAGGACGTGCCATACCAATGTTATTTACTTTCTTGTAACCCGGCAAAGTTCTATTGTGGACAATTCGTGGGTTATAGCCTTCTAAATAGACCGCAAGAATAATAGCATCATGAACTGATCCTTCAGCCTGAGCAATGCGTGTATAGCCATCCTCAGTGTGGCCTTCAGCATCAATCATTGCGGTGATCCATGCCTTGCGCTGAGAAGAATTAAGAGCTAGCACAAGGCTTTCACAATCAGTTCCATCAAACTGAGCACGCTTGAACAGGTCTGTCACAAAGGCTGTAGTTAGCCCAAATGCATGCGAAGGCAGCTTAGAGACAGACATCTTGCCTTGAGGCATCATGGAGTTCTCACGCTGTCTGACACCTTCAGAGAACTGTGTATTACGAGACAACAGGGCACGGATGGAAACTACGTGCTGCTTGGACTGATAAATAGTGCCTCGCCATGTACCTTCTGACTCACTGTTAAAGTGGCCGTCACCGATCAGCCAGCCGAGAATGGCTGCCTCGTCATCTGAGATGGGAAGGCCGGGGCCGGTCTCAGCAAGAGCGGCTACACGGATGCGGTGGTTGTACTTGAGGTCTTGTGTTTCTACAAACTCTCCTCTATACTCTTCTGCCATCTTTCGGGCAATCTTCTTCACACCATGCTCCTTGGCACGGTGAGTGGCCACGCTTCTTGCCTTGTCCTTCAGAGGCGCAAGCTTTGGATTGCGGCCTGTTCCAGGGACCCAACCACACTCAGGGCACAATTCATAGGCTGTCTTGGGCTGCTCTATGGCTGTGTCTGACCACCAACGGTGGTTGGGAGTCACACGAGCTGACCAGCGAGAGTTGCTGATCTCCCAGATTGGAGCGTCGTCATAAAGGTGAACCTTGGTTACCCTTGTCCACTCAGAAGTACCTGTCACAGGGTTGTAGCCTATGGTTTCATCATTGACCTGTACCTGGTCATAAGCGAGCCATCCGCGCTTAGTGAGAATCATAGTGTCTAGCGTAACACAAGGGTGCCCAGCTTGGGCATTGCTGTCGGTATTATTTACAGCCCCTTGATTTCCTCCGGACTCGTATTTGGCAATGATAGAAAGACCTTGCTGCCATGCTGGCCCAGACACTCCCGCAGCTGCCATACCCTGTGTGATCCACGCTGCTGCATCACCTGGCAGGTTTACAGAAGCCGCGGCCTGCTGAGCAGCCTTGTCCTTAGCTCCTAAGATGCTGTCGATCCCACTCTTCATAGAACCTATAGCATAAGCAGCTCCACCAGTTCCCAAAGACTCGTCACTGCCCCCGAGCTTAGCAATCATGGGCTGAATTGTCGCACTCCAGATGGCATCAAATGCGGGCTGTAGAGAGCCAGCAACTAGACCGACTAAGCCACTGATAGCTCCGGAAGCCAACCCTTCAATACCATTGACAATCCCAGTGACCCCGCCTGCTGCTGCCTGCACCGTACTGCTTGCTGCATTAGCTACAGTTCCTGCGGCCTTTGATATGGCACTGCCAATGCCTCCAATGATGCCTCCGCCGCCTGCATACCCACGAACAGCGCCGCCGTCTGCATACTTGTCAGCGTTGTTGATGTTATTAAGGAAATCTAAGCCTAGAGCCTTTGCTGCCTTCTTTCGCACAACAAACTCGCCTGGGGTAAGACGGGCAAGTTGAGAGTCTGAAGTATCACTCTCAGCGAGGCTCCCTGGAACGAGACCGCCAGTGGATAAGCCAGGAAGACCGGCAATGTGAATGCTTACAACTCCTAGAACTTTGTTCAGCAGTCCAATAACACCACTGGATGGGGAACTGCCCTCACCAATGACATTAGAGATTACCCAGTTCATAGCATTCTTGAAAGCGTTCTGAATAGCATTGCCTGCGCCAGTGGCCAGCCCTGGAATAGTGCTTGTGAAGAAACTAGATACAGGGCTTACGAAGAACTTATTGAAGTCGTTCCAACCCGTACTGGCCCAGCTAGATACTTCATTAGCAGCTGTATTAAGGAAACCTGTGAGAGTTGAGCTGAAGAAGTTCGAGATTGGGGATACGAAGTCCTTGTTGAAGTCGTTCCAACCGGTCGTAACCCAGTTAAGCACTTCATTAGTGGCCGTGTTCAAGAAACCTGTAAGAGTTGAGCTGAAGAAGTTTGATATAGGACTTACGAAGGCCTTGTTGAAGTCGTTCCAGCCAGCCGTAACCCAGTTAAGCACATCTGTGGTTGCTGCACTGAAGAAGTTCGGGATGGTCTTAGAGAAGAAATCAGACAGAGGTGAAACAAAGAACTTGTTGAAGTCGTTCCAGCCATTGGTTGCCCAATTGGAGGCATCAGTTAGTGCCTGATTAAAGAAATCAGGTATAGTCTTCGAGAAGAAATCAGCTATAGGACTGATGAAGAACTTGTTGAAGTCATTCCAACCACTGGTTGCCCAGTTAGACACATCTGATGCTGCCTGAACGAAGAAATCAGGAAGAGTTTTGGAGAAGAAGGACCCAAGCGGACTCACAAAGTACTTGTTGACATCATTCCAACCATCAGTTGCCCAGTTTGCTACGTCAGACAAAGCCTGGACGAAGAAACCGCCCAAGGTTTTGGAGAAGAAAGAACCCATAGGACTGATGAAGTACTTGTTGACATCATTCCAACCACTGTTGGCCCAGTTGGCTACATAAGACAAAGCCTGAACGAAGAAGCCACCTAAGGTTTTGGTGAAGAAACTAGACACAGGGAGTGCGAAGAACTTGGTGAAATCATTCCAACTTGTAGAGGCCCAGCTAGCCACGTAGCTGGCTGCTGACTTGAAGAAGCCTGGGAGAGTCTTGGTGAAGAAACTAGACACAGGGAGTGCGAAGAACTTGGTGAAATCATTCCAGCTAGTAGTAGCCCAACTGGCTACATTTGAAGCTGCCGTCTTGAAGAACCCAGGGAAGGTCTTAGAGAAGAACGAGCCTATTGGACTGAAGAAATCTTTATTGACCATGCTGTAAGCTGTTGCAAAAGCACTTCCTACAGACTTTGCCCAGTTTGTGATATTCCTGGGGAGGGTCTGAGTCCAGAAGTTGGTGAATGGACTCAGGAAAGCCTTAGAGACGGCCTGATAAGCTGTTGAAGCGTAACCAGGAAGAGTCTTGGTGAAGAAGTCTTGAATGGCCTTCTTAACACTGTCTGGAAGCAGACTCTGGGCCAACCCGACACCAAAACCGACTGGAGCGCCTAGAATAGGGCCACCAATCTTGTTGCCTTCGCTCATGTCCTTGTTGACCGTAGGCCTGATGTTGGGGTTAGTCTCAGCCCCAACCACTTCACCTACGCCAGCGCCGATTACAGCCCCTGGGAGTCCTGCAATCTTGCCTCCGGTTACAGCACCACCAGCGATGTCTGAGCCTTCCTTGATGGCACTATTGAGCTTGGAATTAGCCTTAGTAGTCTGGTCGGCAACAACATTGCCTCCTAGAACAACTGCGGAACCTAGTGTCACGCCACTTAAGACTTTGCCAAAACCACTTTTTAGAATTGCTGCTAAACCGCCACCGCCTGCTACATCTTCTTCTGCCGCGGGAGAAGTAGTCGGGACTATTGGGCCGCCACCTGGTTCATTTGATATGCCTCTTGAGATCTTCAGCTCCGCAGCTGAAGCATCTAAGCTTGTTGCAGAAGTGTCCAAGCCGGTAGAGGAAGCATCTAAGCTTGTCGAAGAAGTGTCCAGACTTGTCGCAGAGGCTGTGGTATCCCCAGCGGCGGCACTTTGAGCATCCGCGGCACTTTGCAAAGCAGCTGCTGCTTCATTTAGGCTAGTCGCAGCATCATTTAGCCCAGCAGCTCCTGTATCTGCGGCGGCAGTCCCAGTTCCTGATGAGCCGCCGCCTGGAATATTTATGCCCGGTATCTTATTGAGCAGGTCAATAATACCTGAAAGACCTTTGCCCAACACGCCTGACAGCATTTGGAAGAACGAGATAACGCTAGCACTGATTACCAGCGTGGCAAGACCCGCAAAGATGGCAGAAAGAACATCCATGATAGGCTGGATTTTCTCAATAACTCCTAAGAAGTCCCCTACACCCTTTAGAATGTCTCCAACCCAGCCAGAAATGCTGTGGAAGATGGTTTCAATAACAGGCAGAGAGCCAGCTGCAATATCCTTCAGGAATTCTGCAATAGGCTGCAAGTCATTTATCAGTGGGGAAAGGTCTTTAAGCAAGTCCGCTGCAAAGTTAACAAACCTAGAGTCGGCAAACGCACCAAGGACATTAACAACAGCACTGAGCAGGCCACCAATCCCCTGAAGGAAGTTTTCAATGGCTGAGGTCCACTGACTGAAGTTCACCTTGTTGGCCGCAGCCGCTAGCTTGTCTAAGCCATTAGCCAGGCCCACCAGTATGTTATTGCCAATAGGAGCTAGGGCCCCTCCCCACTGGCCCAACACCTGAATCAGCCCTGTGATGACCTTCCCCAATTCAGAAAGGCCAGTTACCATCTGGTTGAAGAACTTGTCTAATCCTCCGTCTTTTATGCCAATGGATAGCATATTGTCTAAGTTCTCAGTGAATGCATGAAAACCTGCTGTAAGCTCGACTAGATAAGGAGCAGCAGCAGCCCCCAACTTGGCAAGAACAACTATCAGCATCCCGATGCTGGCACCAATGTTTTCAAAAGCCTTCATAGCGGCGGCAGCCATCGTTGTGAACAGACCGCTCTGGAATACATATTCTATAGCTGTTAGAATAGGCTCTATAGACTTACCTATAGCAGTGGCCATATTGCCAAATGTCTGTATAATAGGTTGAGCTATAGATGCCAGTCCTTTAAGGCCGTACTCCATAGGTGTAAGGAGATCATCAGCCAGAGCCGGAGCCATCTTGGCCAAGCCACCGAAAGCCTTCTGCAACCCGAAAATAGAGTTTGCTGCCTCTTGAATAGGCTTATCAAATGTGGCAAAGGCCGCCATAGACTGAGCCGTGTTAGTATGCAGATCTTTAAGAGTCTCCGACAAGGGCCCAATGGCTAAGGAGACAGCTCCGAAAGCGCTGACGAGCCCAGCAATAAGCGGAAGAGCGGTGGCAAATACGCCAACAACTGGAGCCAAAGCCCCAAGTAATCCTACAAGAGCCCCGCCTAAAGCAACAACACTAGAAACGATTGTGGGAATGGCCAGCCCAAAGGACACTACAGGAACAGCCAAAGACGTTATTGTACCTAGCATAGAAGCCAAAGAACTCAGCGCGCCGACGCCAGAACTGGCTGCGCCTCCTAGCCCTCCTAAGACGGAACCCAAGATTCCGCCTGAGCCTCCTGAGCCTCCGACATGGTCTAAAATGGCAGAGAAAGAACTAAGATCAGTAGCAACTTTCTTGAAGGTGTTATCTAGACTGTTGCCTACACTCAAAAGGCCACTCAGGCTAGACGCGGCGCCATCAGCGCTCTTCTTGTTATCGTCCAGAGATAAAGAAGTGCCATCAATAGCAGATTTGAATACGGCAGTGTCATTCTTGGAAGCCAGCGCAGAAGATGCTAGCTTGTCATAACCTTCTTGCAGATTCTGCACAGCCGTTATGGAGTCTGAGTCTCCAACAGCTACGGCTGACTTCTTAAGAGCTACTAGGCTGGTATTGCCCTTGGCAATAGAAGACACGAAAGAGTCGAAGTCAAGACCCCCATTTGAGAGCTGACCTCTTAAGTCTTCTAGAGTTGAAGTAGCTTTGGAGAGATTGCTTGACAGCACAACGCTTGCTGCATTCATCCCAGAAGCAGACTTGCCTGTCTTATCTAGTTCAGTGTCTGCATTATCCAGATTTCTGGAAAGATCCTGGAATTTAAGAGCTAGAGCGTCAAGAGACTGGCCTGTATCGACCAGCATTGGGGCAGCCGCAGGATTGGACTTCAGCTGGTTGGACACCTTTGTATAAGCGTCACTGATCTTGCCGAGCTGCGTAATCATCTGGTCAGAGAAGCCTGTACTGGACGTCCTGTCCAAAGCCTCTAAGTCCGTGTTTACCTTAGCCAGCTGATTGGACAGATTCACACCAGATGCCGTAGACGCTACGAAACTCAAGGCCATACGGTCTACAGTAGAAGAAGCACCCTTACTACTATTAGAAGTATCATCCAAGTGCTTAGACAGATCAAGAGCATCATCACCAAGAGATACGGTACCGGCTTCAGCGTCTCCTAATGAAGCCTTATAGCTGTCAAGATCAGTATGAGCTTTCTCAAAGAAACTGGACAGATCTGAGTTATCCCCAGCTGCTTTCTCTAGCAACGACAAAGACCCAGTTGTACTTCTAACCTTCTGAGCCAGCTCGTCAGCTTCTAGACTCCCGCTGCCCATGGCAGTTTTAAGATCGTTCAGCTGATTGATAAGGCTTCTAGCTAAAGAATTTGAGAAAGAGTCACTGTAGCTTGTAGCCGCTTTGATCTTTGAAGCCAAATCATCAATGCTCGTGCCAGTGCCATCTACTCCTCTCTTCAAGTCAGAGGAAGATTTAACAGCATCTTCAAAGCCAGAGTTTAGATCCTCTACCCCACTTCTTAGATCTTCTGCTGACTTCTTAGTGGTGTCTAAAGAGTTCTTAGCATCATCATAAGACGCCGCAAGGCCGTCAGTGGAAGACTTTACGTCATTCTGCGTGCCTGCAAGAGCAGCAGAAGAGGCATTGAAATCAGAAGTAGCTTGTGCTGCTTGTGTTATGCCGTCAGTGAAGCCCTTAATTGCCGCGTTCTGATCAGTCTGAGTCTGAGTAAGATTGCGCTTGTCCTGAAGGACCTGGTCAACAGTAGTGCGCCCATTGTTTAGAGCCTTGTTGTAGTTTGTAAGTGCGGAAGTTTCCTGCTGCTTATACGCCAAAGCCTGCTGAGGACTATCGAATCCGTCATTCTCAGCCTTGTTAAGAAGTGTCTGCTGCTGAATAAGCTTGGACGTAGCATCAGACGAGGCCTTCATGGCCGTTGTACGATCGTTCTCAGCCTTAGTCAGGGCACCCTGCTGAGAGACCTGAGACTTGTTGAAGTCATCAGAACTCTGTTTCAGGGCGTCCATTTCTGCCCTGGCGGCTGCTACCTGCTCAGCTAAATTTGTGAAGTCTGCGGTTGCGCGCTAAGTGATGATTACCCTACTAAGGGTAATCGATAAATAACGTCATAGGCATGGTCGCCTGGTAGATCGGTACTCATCGTAGCATCACCCCGCAATACTAATAAGGTGCAGCCACTCCACACACACCTTGTTAGATATTTCTATGGGAGACACACTGCGAGAGGTCATCGTGCTTGTAATCATAACACTTGCCTCTCTGCGTCCTGCGCTATTTGAAAGAAGCCGACAGAGAGAATTTCTCCATCGGCTTCTTCTCTATCGCTCTATACCACTATCGGCCCCTAGTCAAGAGGCTGAGGCTCATAGTCATCATGGTAGGTGTAGTCAATATTAGAAGCTCCCGGGTCTGCTGGGCCCGGAGGCAGAGGAGCAGGACCGTCAGCAGCAGTGGCCGTGACGTCAGCAGGAGCACCGATAAAGCTCATCAGTCTCTCATACGACCCAGAGGCTACCTTGTCTTCAGGATTACCGTGCTTCTCACGGAAATCCTTCTCTTCCTGTGTTTCCAAACGCAGATCTGACACTTGTTCCATCATCTTCTCTTTAGGTTTCTCGTCAGCCATGCACGTAGCAACCAGCGTTTTAATAATCTGCTGAGTTTGCCAGCTCACGGCTTCTCTACGGTTTCTGTCTTCTATGTAACGTCGCCTAGCAATAGCGGCGTAAGCCTGCCTCAGGCGACGGATAGAGAGGTCTCCAATGTATGCATCTGTCCATCCGTATTCGGAACTGATGAGGTCGAAGAGTTCGGAGAAGCCTCCGAAGTATTCTGATCCGGGGATGTCTGGGGAGTAGACGGCTTGAGCTGGCCTGTCTTCTGAGCCACTTTTACCAGGGACATTACTTTTTTTCCCAATGCAGCCAGATCAGCTGCTTCGTTCTTGACAATGGCCTCAATGAGATCAATAAGGTCTTCTACTTCAGGGTTGCCCATGTCCTGAGACAGGGTCTGCCATAGAGCATCATTATGAGCCTTAGCCACCTTATCGTTGACCTTGTTAGCCTCACGCAAGCCAGCAGGCTTGATCATGGAGCCCACAAAGTCCACAACCTCTTCATAGGTGTCAGGAATACTGACCACTAGATAACCCATGAGTTTGCCTATGATCTGTTCCTGAGAGCCCGACAACAGTTCAGAACCGGCTCCGATCAAAGCGCTGGCTGGGCCGTGGGTCACAATCTTGAGCAGTTTGAAGAACTGTCGCGCCTTCAAATCAAGAAGCTCTACCTCAGTGCCTGTTGATAGAGTAACTACCGGAGACACTGGGGATAGAGCGTCCAATTCATTAGTCATAGTAAGTTTCGCCTTCCAGGCTGAGTTTATAAAACTTATTACAGTGTTAAGTTAAGCGATCAAGCAGATCAGGTGGCTAGGCCCTGGCCATAAGAAGCAGCAACGTTGCTCAGTGCTGTAGTGTTACCAGGCGAAGAAACGATACGGCCGATGCACTGGTTGGTGAGGACATTGCCGACCTCGTCAGTGTTGGAGAACAACGCTGTGGCAGCTGCATTGAAAACTGTACCAGTCTTGTAAGAAGGACCGGTGAAGTTGATGGGGTCGAACTGGCACTTGTACAGAACAATGTCGAATGTACGAACAGCGCCATTTGAGTCCTTCGATAGTGTGCGCAAACGCACTGGAAGTGTAGGCTGGTTTAGAGCCTGACGGTCCCATAGTGGCAGAGCGTAATAGTCATTGGGAGCTGTGCCTGAAGAAGTGATAGGCGACCCAGTGATCAGGGAGTACATATTCCATGGAAGGAATCCAGACTCAATGGTCACCTTCGCATAGTCTTCCCACACCCAGTGCGACAGAACAGCGTCGTTACCAGTGTTGTCAAACTGCGAAGTGTTAGCTGAAAGGGTACCAGTACGGATACCATAAATAGGCTGGAGCTCTGCGCCAGTCGTTCCATTTAGAATGGAAGCGCCTGTCAAAGAAAAAGCCTCACTGTTTAAACTAAACGCGGCCATGAGATCAATCTCCTACAATTAGGCTTTGAGGCTCACAGCCTCTTCTCCTTTCTATAATCGGCTAAAATCAAATGGGGCAGAGTAGCTATACTTTGTTGTTCTTCTTCCAGTTGCAACCTATGTGTGCAAGCTGTGTATTAGCTCGTGAGTGTTCCCCGCCTTTAGACAAAGGTACAATATGATCTAAACTGTGAGACATAGGATCTGGCCACTTCAAGTTTATATCTACGGGGGCGAAACATAACTGACAGATATAATTATCTCTTTTATATATCTCTTCTGAACGTACCGTTTCTACAAAAGCATCTCGTTTAATAGCACGTCTCTTCTGCCAGCGAAGGCGTTGCTTATCTAAAGTGTCAGTTTCTTTAATCTTTTCAAGATTAGCCAGCCGCCATGCTCGAGTGTAAGCTTGCCGTTCCTCAGCATGCTCTCTGTTGTAATCTCGTACTCTCTTACGAGATACTTCTACATTTGCATAGTAACGATCTCTATCGTATTGTTTTCTACGCTCTATTATAGCTGGATCGTGACGTCGGGCCTCATTATAGACTTTTTGGCAAGCACGACAACGAGGCTGTAGACCATCTGGAGCGCTCTTGTACTTATTGAACTCACTGCAAGCTTTCTCAATGTCACAACCTCTGCACAGTTTCATGCCTCAATCATAGCACATGACGATCAATCAGTCCATTGGCTGTGTATTTCTTCTGAGCCATCTTCATAGACCGTAACAGACTCAACTAACTCCCCGGTTAAATCAAAGCGATGAAGAATTCTGTATACAGCACTGTTCGATTTGCGTAACTGCTTGGCGCAGTCAGAACAAGCCACTTCTAGAAGATTAAGATCTGGTACCACTCTCGGTCTGTCTTCATCTGAAATGACCTTCATGAATAGCCGCTTAGTCGATAAAGGACAGCGTATCTCTGTTGTCTCAGGCACGGCCTCTCCTGTCACGTCTAAGTAGGGCTTCCCTGGTCTCCACATCATACTTAGCTTTGATTTCAGCGCCTTTGCCAGGAACGAGCTCAGGAAGCTGGTTGAAGAAGCTGTCAATGACAGAATCCCATGAGCGCAGACCAGGAATCAGCTTGGCCCCTAACTCTCCCTTCTCCTTTACTTCATCTCGGTTTCTGAAACAATGCAGCATTAATTCTTTCAGATGATCCTTATTAGGCGCTCCCCACAGACAGTCTGGTCCTATTCTCACTGCATCTATTGGCACCTTCTTACATTCCAGCGGATAGGCATATACTGGAGATCCCCATGATTTATGGCCTGAAATGTCTGAATAGATAACAGACCCTCCAGTAGACAGCATCTCCAGTGCAGGCAGATTCTTGCCTTCCCCTCGGGAGGGAGCTAAGAGGACATGGCCACTTCTGTAGAACTCAAGCATTTCTTCTTGGTCAAAGGTCTCGTAATGTACTCGCAGCTTGGGAATGCATTCGCCAATAATAGGAGGAACATAAGCAGTAGTGGAGTGAATATGGAATTCAGCAGGCTCAAACTCTTCGGGATACTCGTCTTTAAGCTCCTGAAAAGCCTGTATAGCCGTCCAAGGACACTTCCGTTCGCTGAGCTGCCCGTTCATTATGAAAGAGAATCTTGGAGAATCCCAGTCTCTCTGCATAAAGGGCCACAGCTTTGGCTCAAAGCCGCCTTGCAGCTCGCCTATGCGTACGTGCTTTGGCAAATAAGGAGTAAAAGAATCTACAGAGGTATCACTGTATCCAAGTAGAGCATCAAAGTGCTCAAGACGCTCAGTAAACGTATCCTTACCCTCTGCATTCGAAAGGGCAGAAAATTCCCACATGCTCCAACCTATGATCACATCACAAGCAGTCTTCTGCTCCTCTGAGGCCTCTAATGCATCTGGATCGACATGAATAATCACAAGATCGAAAGGAGCTTCTAGATGCTTAGTGAGCAAGTTGGCACACGCTTGAGGAAGAGGTGGCTGAACGAATGTGGGCTGCATGAAAACATTAAGACCTTTTCGAGCCAAAGCTAAGGTCATGTCTATGCCATCAGAGCCATACCCAGAATACCTTGAATATGGAGCTTTGACCAGCACTTTCAAGGGAGCGTCGCCGTTCTTTAGCATTTCTCGGGCCTCCAAGGCTCTTTGAGATTAAGCTCAGGTATATAAAATATCGTCAGGCAGGAGGAGTATAGAATGTGGCACACTGTACTCCATACCAGGCTGTGCCTGTAATAACCCCATCATCTGATGGCAATACAGGAAGATAGGAAATCGCACTGAGACGAGTGCAGCCAAATGTCCAAACATCGCCGAACATCACCACGCCTACATCTGTTCTGTTCAAATGGAAATCCAGCACATGGTATAGCCAGTCAGCCGACACTCGAGCCTCGCGAGGCTTTGCCACCTGACCACTATCATCCCTAGGAGGGTCTGACCAGATGTCTATGCCAAGCTTGGGAAACTCGCCTGTTTGCCCTGGCGTTGGGCTGGCCCAAGGACCACCATTATGGACTACTATAGACATGGCTTGGGAGTTCTGAACTGAAACAAGATTGCTACTGTCATATATCCAAGGAACGCCATTAGTACTGCCTACGAGCGACACCACATCTGGAAGAGATTTAAGGTATTTGACAGCTCCCCGCACAAGGTCGTCTTGCTGGTACTGATAAGGATCCCGGATAATAGGCATCATGAGCCGCCTAAGTAAAACTGATTAGCTTTGCTAGAAGGCTTCTTAGCTGCTGTCTTCTTCGCGCCGCTGACAGTCTTAGAAGCTTCTTCTAAAGCCTTCTTAACACGCTCTTTGTAAGACTCAGTATCAGACTTGCTCATGGTCGTGCCTGACAGTTTTCCCACAGACGTGCTAGCCTTCTTTGCAGCAGTGTGAGCCTCTTCTGTAGTCTTGTTTTTGCCTACGTCTTCGGCTGCCTGCTTACCAACCTTCGCGACTGAGGGAGGCTTTGGGACATCTGCCCCTAACTCACTTACACCCCCAGAAAGGAACTTCAATGTGGCGTTAATCATGTTGTCAGGAATAGTGTCATAAGCTGGCGCAAAGAAGAAGTGAGTCCCGCCACGTGCTAATTCATACACACCATAATAAGCGGGATCTCTGATCATACCTGGAGCAGCCCCGCCAACTCGCAGTGTCCCCTGCCATCCTTCAGGATATGCAGGAGAGTCGAACTTAGCGGTAGATTTCAAAGAACCAGTCTCAACATGCATGATAGATACCACTTCAGCATATGCTTCAGCAAAGGCTGCACTATAAGCTAGAAAAGTTTCTATGCCAGGGCCACGTAACAGCCTGTCTAACTCGTCTGTGACCTCATGCATGTCTACGTCAATTCGGATTTGAGGAATGTCACTCACCCCACTTCAGCATCAGGAATACCCACTTCCTGGGGTAACACCTGGGAACTGTCCAGGCCTGATAGCAGTCTCCACAATGAATGCTTCCATGTGAGACGACCCTAAGAATCCTTGAGCCGGTGCCGGTATGACCTTGATCTCAAACGTAGATCCTGTATAAGGGCCATTGATAGCCACCAAGTGATCCCCCGCTCGCACAAATCTAGGATTGGTAGGAACGTCATAGAACACGGTGCCTTGACGAGGTATGATAGTCCCAACCTCAGCAGGCATGGGAGCATTTATGTTTCCGCTTACAAACAACAGGTCTAGCCTGCACATCATCTGACCTGGCACACTCCAGTAAGGATCAATTAGATCACTTGACTCTTCCCAAGAAAATACAGGAGCACCGTCTACAACGGTAGTGGCTGAACCAGGATCTGTCCCCATGCGGACAACAGACACTACGCTGGTATACCAAGCTCTTTTATATGAAGGAATTTGAGGATTGCCATACGTCCCAAAAGACACAAGATCAGCCTCTCATTATTCCCGGCGGATTAGCCTGTGCCGGCCAGCTTTCGCTGTTGACATTGAAACTGCCTGGGCCGAAAGCACCAAAGTCTTTGTCCTTCTCAGCAGGACCAACAATGGAAAGCTCTCCAGTCATGTGGTCCTTCTTTACAAAAACCTCTTCGCTCCACTTAATGTCTGTCGACTCGCCAAAGACTCCACCGAACTCAGTGCGCTTAGCCAATTTCTGAATCGCAAAGTCAAACCAAGTAATGCCGGTCTGCTCACCCTTAAGCGCATTGGTAGCTGCGTTGCCTCGAGCATAAGCTACTGGCTTAGAGTAAGAAGTCGAACCCATTGTCTCGCTCTGGAACGGGTTGTGCAGCACCTGCTGATAAGGCTGCTCTAAAACCAGGGTGTCCGCATAATGCAGAATGCCAAACTGAGCTATCTGAGCCTCGAAAGGATCTGTAGGCATGTCTTGAAGCTCAGTAACAAGCATGAACATCACAGCAGCTTGAAGTAGCGCCTGGTCTGCATAAGGACCGTAGGAATTGAGTGGCCGTCCTGAAAAATCAGAAAGCTGAGCGACCGAGGGAGCAACTATTGGCATTCCTACTCCTAGGTTTAATCTCTAGGAACAGTGCGGCCTCTCGCCAGTTCCTTCTGTGCAGCAATCTCTAGATGAGCTTTTGAGTTCCACAAACCAGCAAAGGTTGTAACCCCATTGCCGAACTCGTTAAGGCGCTCTTCAGAGTTCACTTCATAGTTGATAATCGGATTAGGTATATCAGAAGGACCCTTCTTAAAGAAGACCTTATTGTATCTAGTTAGCTGCTCTTCTTCACTTTGATCCAGCCACGAATCTCCGTTGGCATCACAAGTCCGAAGGAAATCAGCTGACCCTCGCTCTACTTCCAACTCCTGGCCCGCAAACCATGTGTAAGTGAATGCAGCAAACCCTGTCTCTACAAAATGGATAAGAACCGTCTCTTCCTCAACAGGACTAGACTGAAGATTATTAGTGGGACCTGGGGCTGTTTTATTTGGAGCAGTGACCTTCTTACCCGGAGGTCTGCCTGGTCGTCCTCTACCCGCTGTCTGTGCAGTCATAATGGGCCTTTCTACTGAGAGTCTGTGTTGTCTGGCATGCCAGTGGAGTATTTACCTATGACTGTATAAAGTCTGGCAATTTCCATGCGCTGAGCCTGCACTTGCTTTCGTGTTTCTGCTAACTCTGCGTCCTTCATGTCCAACTCAGAGCGAAGACGCTTTATTTCTTCCCGTAAATCCAACATCAAAGCGGACTGAAGCGCTACAGCATCCCTGGTGTTGTCTAGGATAGTTCCCCTGATCTCAATTGGCTCTCGCAGAGAATCGCGCTGTTCTTTAGACACCGCTCCTCTGGCTTTCCACAGCCTTACAGCTAAGTCAACAACATAGACCGTAACGCCTAGAAGAACAGAAAGACTAACTACAGTACCACTATTAAGACTCATCAGTCTTTCTCCTTCCTTGAAGAAGACTCAGACAGTCCATCTAAAGCGGCACCTATTGTCAGGATTTTATACAGACAGGCTACAAGGGTCGCGCCATTTGTTTCTACTGCGACACTGCCTCTGCCCAAGTGAGCCCACAGGAGCCATATATACGAAGCAATAATAGCAGCTATCCCCAGCAACCCCAAGCGCTCAAGGTTTAGCCCAAGCCGAGTTCTGGTAGATATTAACAACTGGCCCAGCACTGTTATTACAGCAGCTACCAGAGCCGTGACTAACCACAGAGTCAACCCGCCGCCAGGAAACAATTCAAAAGAGAGAAGACTTCTCTCTTTTGAATTAGTTAGAACCTGGACAACAGTGGCAAAGTACCCAACAGCTACAGCAGCTTCGAAAGGCCCCGCAGCTATTCCTATAGGAACCACATCTATGATTTTTCTACGCCAGTTAAAAGAGCTACGATCTGGTGACTTCTTCATTATTCCTCCAATGCACACTACAACTATCGACTTGAGCCTGAATATGGAGAAAACAGAAACCCTGGAGATTCACACCCCCAGGGTTTCTTGTAGAACTGTTAGTTAAACTCAGGTTACATTTGCGACGTAAGCGAACTGCTCTGGACGGTATACAACTGGGAGATGGTGGAGCTCCATCAAGACTTGCCTAGAACTTGGGTCATGAGCCTTCCAAGTCTTGGTGAACTTACCGTACATACCCTCAGGAGCGTCATCGTCAGCGGACTTGCCAAGCTTGACTTCCCATGGACGGTTCTCGTCATAGTTACCTACGAACAGTTCCTGGTTGCTCGCAGAACCATCACCAACGAAGCGGGTCAGGTTGCCAGAAGCATTAGTATAAACTTCCTCAACTGGGTGCCAGTTGAGGCCAGCAAAGCCCGGAAGAACCGACTGAGTGTAGTAGGCGTCCTTCATGCGGTCTGATAGAAGACCACCCATAGCTGCCACACCGCCAGGATTTGCTGTATATCCCCCAGCGGGGGCCCCAGCATTCACAACCGCTGCGCCCTTAGCTGCAAAAGCATCGAAAATGAGCTGAATGAGAGTTGACGAGCAATATGCATCCTTAGCCATGACTCGGCCGTAAGTCTGGATGTTACGCTTGATGGTGAACAGGTCGTCCACAATCTTCTGAGGAGTGGCAGTAGCCCAACCTGTGATTGTTGGAGTGCTCGTTGCCGGGAACTGATAGTTCACAACAGAGCTGGAGCCATCAAGATAAGTGATGGTGCTGGTGCCACGAAGTGCGTTCCACAGCAGCTGCTCCTGAGTCAGGTCGATTGCCTGGCTCATGTCCTGTAGCTCACGAAGAACGTAGTTCTCAGCGTTGGTGGAAGCAATCTGGCCCGGGTCGCGTAGCCAGTGAATCAGCTGGGGCTGGAAGACCTTCTTGATACGAATATAAGCAAGCTTTGCAGTTGCCTGTGTGCGACCAAGCTGGTTCATAGTCTGAGCTTCAGCACCTGGAAGGTTGAAGCCAGCCAGCTGGCGCCCACCCTTCAAGATGTCCCAGGTGACGTACTGAGGCGCGTCAGAAGGGGTTGAAGAGACCTGGTTGAGCAAGGTCAAGTTCTGAGGAGCTGTAAATTTCTGGACCACGCCGTTAAGGACCAGTGGGTCCAAAAGACTAATTTCTGGCATTTTAGTACCCTTTCAGCTGCCTTCCGAAGGCGAACGTCTTACGTAAGCTTGGATTCTAAGGCAGCGACTTGATAGGTAACCAAGTCCGGTCTGCACCAGTCCCTAGAAGGAACTACACTCGGCTGACCTAAACACTCACAGAATGTGTGCCTAGCTATAAGTATCGGACAAAAGGTTTGTCAAGTGTCTAAGACTGAGCTAGACTAGAACCATCAACCAACAAAGGAGGAGAAGAGCATGGCGCGAAGATCCGACAGGCTGTGGGATAAATCAGACAGACACTGTCTAGTATGTAATGAGTTGTACACCCCAGTACGGTACGTGCAAAAATTCTGCCCTTCTCCTAAAAAATGCAGATTTACTAATAAAGCTAAAAAACTTCAAAGCGAGGTAAGCAGACTACGGCTACCTCTTGTATGTAAAAACTGCCAAGAAGAGTTCATTCCTAGAGCCTCTAATCAAACAACATGCGGTGCTGAATGCCCTGGAAAGCCAGCATTGGTTAAAACGTGTAAGTATGCTTTCTGTAATAAAGATTTCATTGTAACACGCACATACTCTCCAAATAGACAAGTCTACTGTTCAGACACTTGCTGCAACAAAGAAGAAGTCTACAGAAAGTACTCAATCTCCTCGCACAGATACCTAGAACTGCTAGAAGAACAGCAAGGGGTATGCGCAGGCTGCCTTACGCCGCCTCGTGAAAATGAAAGACTGCACGTAGACCATGACCACTCTTGCTGCCCTGACGGCAAATCATGCGGAAAATGTATTAGAGGCTTACTACACAGAGAGTGCAATATCGTAGAAGGCCTATTTAAAGACAGTCCCGAAAGACTACTTACCTTAGCTCAAATACTTATTTAGAAATGAAAATACCCCTCCAAGGAGGGGTATTTTTTAAGCTTAGACTACTTCCTGTAAGGTTTAGAAGTAGAAGCGGTTAACAGCGGCATCCTGACGACCTACCAGCTTTACAATCGCTGTGGAAGTAAGACCAGAAGTCACTGCTACATTGACGATCCCACGGTCTACTAGTAAGCCCCCAGTGTTAACCCCTGTAACAGTGCCGGTATCGACGCCATTGCGTAGGAAACCTAGAGGAGTGTTAAGCCCATTAGAACCACTGTCAGAATACACACCATAAGCATACTGGTTAGGACCAGAAGTGTACTGAGCCAGAACGGTCCCGGTTGGAAGAACACCCTGGCCACCGGCCAGGATTACCCCACGCTGGGTAAAGCCGCCGTCAGTTGAAGCCAGTAGCTCCAGAACTGCGGGGGCGTGGAAGTTGTCGCCGAAAGTCGACCCATAAGTGTGGGTGGGCTCCGCGTAGCTTGGCAGCTCAATCTTTGGGTAAGAATCGCCCGGAGTGTAAGATGTCATTGTTTATTCTCTCCCTTATGGGTGATTCTTGACTTACTTGCCAGCTACGACAGCGTCAATTTCGACGCTACGACCGGTAAGACGGGCAATTTCCTTGTCAAGATCAAGTTCAGAGTGACGCTCATCAGTAGCGCCCTCTTCGCCGACCATGGCATTGTGCTTGATGATTGGCTCAGCTGGAACCAGCTTCTCAAAAAGCTCGGTGTTCGACAGGCGAAGCTCGACATAGGTCTCTTCCTGAGCAGGCAGCACATAGCCTTCCTTGACCAGGGCCTTCACAACATGAGTGGCCTGAGCACGCTCTAGGTTGTGGACTCGGTTTGAAAGCTCGACCTTCTCAGTGTGCAGCTCAGCAATAGCGCCTACAACAGTCTCAACATCTACTGAACTGTTGGAAAGCTCTAGAGTCTCAGCCAGCTTGTCTGCTAGCTCATTGGACAGAGCCGCTTTTGCGTCAGCCTCAGCAGCTGCCGCCTGAAGAGCTGGCACATCCACACCATGCTCAAGAAGAGCGGCAAATAGCTCATCTAGGTTCATTGTAATCTCCTCGGGAGGCGTAGACGCTGCAAGCGTCTCATCATTTCTATTATCGGCAGATTCCAGATACACTGCGGCATTTGAGCCTTTACCTGTATTGGAAGCCTGCACAATCTCTTTATAATCTTCAAGCCCAGTGACATAAGGCCTATTGGTTACGGCCACATGTAGCAAAGTAGGGCCTACACGGTTGCCAGTCTTGGTGTCCTTGTAGTTAGTGGACAGCATAGCTGAAGCGCCCAACCAAGTCTTTCCCAACTTGTCAACGGCATCAGCACGACGGGCATCAATGACTGCATAAATCTTGTTGTCGCGCTCACGAATGTCAATGACCTCACCAATGTTGCGATCAGGGTCTTCAGAGTGCGCGTTCTGGCCGTCTGCCAATGGCACTTGGACAATGTCACAGGTGCCGTTGTCGAAGTTTCTCTTCAGCTTTCGCACGAATTCGTCGTCAATGTTGATCTTGGCGCCAGTCATAGGATGAAGAAGGACACCCTTATTAAGGATATGCTTTTCATATGTCTTACCAGTTGGCGTACGACTACACTCAATAGGCGCATCAATCTCTACGAAATCATTCTCAGACGAAGGAAGAATGGACAACTCTTCCTTAGCTTTTCTATTCTTCCGAGGCATGGAAACTCCCAACCACAAGATGTAATACTCTATAACTTAATCGGTATTTAATGGCCGCGCTGCCTTTCCTTAGCCTTATCCTCATTCTTCTGAGCTTGGGACTTAGGGCTCAACTGCTTGGCACCTTGAGTAGGATTAGGATTTCCTGAATTCTGCTTAGCTGCTCCTGTATTCTGCTTTGCAGCAGTTTGAGCTTTTCTAGCAGCAGGCGCGCCAGTAGCAGCGGTCTTCTGAGCAGCAGCTATTTTCTTGGTAGCTGGCACTTTCTTAGCCGCAGGACGTGCCTGTGTAGTACTAGCAGCATTAGGTCCTGCAGGCTTGGCCGCTACTGCTGGAGCAGCAGGAGCACCTGGAACCGGAGGAGCTACAGGTGGTGGAGGATTAGCAGCTTCAAGTAGAGAATTGTGCTGCTCCACCAAGTTGGTCTGGAATGTAAGCTGAGAGAGCTGGTCATTCTGCTCATTCTGCTGATCCCACTGACCCTGGATAGAGTCAAAGTCCACATTGATGCCAAGATCCTTGGCCCACTTGACCTGCAATGCCTGCCACAGCTCAGGTGCCATGTTGATGGTAGGAGCAAGCGCCATCTGATTGACAGTCAGGCGGATTGCATCCTTCTGCTCATCAGTGAACGGACCCCAATGGAAAGTTGGGTACTTTCCAGTGCCAAAGTTCCAGTCTATGAATCTGGGGATAAGCTGGTTATTGATGACATCTGCCAAGTCGTCCATGACAGTCTCAAGCATTTGAATGAACAGAGTGTCATCCTGAGTACTGAAGTCCACCTGAGGCGAGTTGCCGCCAGTTGCATTCCCATCCATGAACCCCGCAAGCACTGACTCGGACATCATGTGGTTATGATGCTCAATCAGACTTATGTAGTCAAATTTACCTGTCTCTTGAATTACATTTACATCCCAGTCAAGAGGCATAGCCATGAACTGCTTGACACCAAGCTGGTTCAGCTGCTGAAGGAAATGCTCCTTGTCAGCTTTGTTTGGGTTGGGTGGCATATGGCCAATTCGTGTGCCAATTGCCCCCTTCTGAGCAGCCAGGTGAGCCAAGTAATAGAGCTTGACCTTCTTGTCATAATGCCAGAAAGCAGACTCGAACATTGATACGCCATAAAACGGAGATTCTTCACTATTGCACGTGTAGACAAGAGCAGTCTCATGAGGCAAAAGAACATCAATATAGCGACCATTGACAAATGTCCGTTGACGCCAACCAGCGAACTCATTCTGAGGGTTAGTCAAGAAGTGAACAGTGTCAGCTGGTCTCCATGAGGCTTTCTTTAAAGTAATCTTCCCGGCTAGAGGCCCGCGCGAAGGAACCCAGTAAACCATCTCAAAAGCAGAAAAGCCATGGAATACTCCTAGCAGCATCTGCCTGATGAACTTGTTAAGTGTAACAACCATGCCGCCAGAAGCTGGTGGAAGATTCAACATCAATTCGATAAAATTAGCTTCATCCTGGCCACCTTCCATGCCATCAACAGGCATGACATAGGAAGTCTTCAAAGCGGACACAATAGGCAAAGTGAGGGCTCGGTACAAAGAACGAGCGTGACCATCAGTTCTGCGCATAACCTCAAGCTGAAGAATGGTGACCTTGTCAGTCTTCCAGATCTCCCACAGGTTGTGGTACTGAGTAGCAAAGGGATAAGAGTATGTTACTCCTAGCTCAAAGTTCAGTTCTTTTTTCTTGGGGGAAGGAACAATAAGACCCGAGTCGCCTATCACGCCCATGTTTGACTTGCCCGTGGCTCCGCTGTTAGCGAAGTTGGGATTCTGCTGCTGGGTGGCAAGTTCTACATAGTCATTGCCTTCAGACGGCACAATACTATCGCTACTGGTACTCACGGCACTCCTTTAGGTAGACGACACAGTTAAACATCGGACCTACCACAGACCGCCAGAGCTGGACAAGTCTCCCCAGCCCTCTGTGCTCAAGGGCGTATCGAAGTCCATCTCATCAAAAACTATGTTCATAGGATCATGTTCAAGCATTCGCAACTCAGGCGCTACATTGTCTCCAATAACAAACTCTGGAGCTGCGTAGTATGCCCTGTCCCCAGTAACAGACTCCTGACCGCCCATCATTATCGCCCCAGTGCAAGCACAAGCCAGAGCATCAGCGAAGTCTTTAGAACCTGAAGCCACATGGTCTACTTTCCCAGTAGACCTTCTCGTAAGGCTTAGTAACTCTGAGGCAAGAATATCACTATAAGGAAGGGATACCCTGCTGCCATACATTAAGTCTCTAAGACCTTTCCAGTGCTCTTCAGTGAGATCTGTTGACAGCCTAGGAGAATTTACTCCTAGTCTCTCCAGTTCTTGTCGAGACTCTAAACTTTGGAAGCCATCGAAACTGAACTGCCGAATGTTGAATCCTCGAAGCTTCAACTCAGCCCATAAATCTCTAGCCCAGCGGATCTGAATCTCTCTGGCTGGAGCTGAAGTTAAATCTGCCTCAAACCCTATGACAAAATCCACCTTCACATAAGGTAACATGTCAGTAACCCGTATCAGTTCCCCATTCTCGCCGAAAATCTCTTTTTCTACAGAATCTCTTCGCACGACATGGGCGAGGGCTATCCCAGCTCGGTCTCCAGTAACCGCCATGTCTGCATGCATGGCATATATGGCCCCTTGCACTGGATAGAAATTCTCGCTGAACTCATATGAAGGTTCCCACACAGAGCCATTGTAGACGTAATCAATCTTTATTGGATCTCTGTCGGAGAAACAATTTTCTACAGCCAAAGCATTACTATAATAAGGATTTGAGGCATATGTAGGGTTACACTCATACTTAGCAGCTGCCGCTATCGGATCTTTCTTGTAGTCCTTAAGGAACATCCACTTCTTCTTTGTGGGATTAACTTCCCAAGTGGCCAGAGGACCAGAGACGTAGTAAGGAGAACCTTCGGGATCATCTTCTATGTCCTTACGGCCCTCAGCACACAATTTCTGAATAGTAGAACCAAGATAACGAGGGAAACTGATGCACACCATCTTGTGTGTTTCTGGAAACCGAGTCGACCCGCTAGTCCCGACCATTTCCATAATGGCTTCAGCGCTCTTGGAACTGTCTCGAACAGAGGCACCCTGAAACCTTGCTAGCTCTGCCTTAGTCTTGAAACCGTCAATCTCGTCGAGTACACCTAGAATCAGGTTATTACCTTCCTGAGACTCAGTCTCAGAGTGCCCAGAAATACCAATAATGCCCTTATCATAGTGAATCTCAGACTTAGTGGGCTCAGTTCTGTCTTTGAACCATCCTCTAGATACATTCTTTTTCAATGGACTGAAGAAAGCATTCTGAGCCTGAGTGGCAGACATAGCCACATTAAGCATATGAATGTTGTCATCTTCAGGCATTCCGAAATAAGCCTGCGGGCTTTTAAGGCACATAAGAAGGTAAGCAATGCGCAGAGAGCCTAAACGACAAACGGAGTCCTTGCCTGAGTTGTGATCAAGAAACCCTCCGTCAGAAATGTAGCAAGCAGGCCCTTCTACCGTAGTAGTCCAGTACTCACCTTCATAAAGGTATTCAATAGACTTGACCCGATCCCAAACCAGATCTCCATGCATGGCATTTCGTCTAGTTACATTCTTCACTCGATCTAAAACTTCTAATCTTTTCTCTTCCTTGTCAAGAAGAGTTAATTGGGACGCTAGACGCTCTACCATCTCAGACTTACGCACTCTTAGCTGATAAGATGTATATGGCTTATCTTTGTAAGTAGTGTTCTTCTGCTTGACTTCTGCCAGAACCCCTAACCGAAGAAGAAGTTTCTGAATATCTTCGACTAGTCCTTTAGATATAGAACCATAGCCAATTTCACAAGTATTAGATACTGAGGTTAACCACCCATCGGTATCTATAAGCCTTGAGAGTAACAGGACAATTTGATCATTAGGAAGACTAAAGAACTCTTCTGGGATACGTTTAGTGGCTGCCCTTTTACCATTTAAGCCCCACTTGAAACACACCTCACGCACAGGATTAGTGTTAGAACTACGTCCATTTGTCAGGGTAACAGTAACTTTATGCTGCTTAGGATCATCTTGTACTGTATGCTTTAGCCCATAGGATTCTCCTAAAGACTTATATTTATGCAGTAACACTGGAGACTTGTAGCCAATAGCCATAGTAGGTCCTCTGTCACCCCTATTTAAGGGCATACAGCCATCGCCTATCCAGAGACCTACAAGTTCTACTTCTCGTGAATCAACTTGCACAGTGTTTGTAGGCTCTGGCACGTAACTAGAAACAGCTACATGATCCCCTACTTCCATGTCCCAAAGTCGTTTCCAGTCAAACCCTTTACTGGCTTTCACGCCTAAGATTCGGCCAGCATCAGATACGTCTCTGTTCCAACTTAGAAACTTATGGCCTTCCCAAACAATGGTCTCTAACCCAGAAGCTAGAGTAACCTTGTACATGGAACCATAACCCTCTAGAAAAGAATCTGTAGCCATGTGAGAGGCCACAACCCCAGTGTCTTTAGGCGCCGAAGCTACCAGAGAAGCCCTGAAGTCCCGTAAAGTTACCCATTTGCCCTGATCAACAGTGTATATTAGAGAATCGGGACTTTTCGATCCTTTTCCCCACTGGAAATACAAGAAATTCTTTATCGGGATATCAGCATTCCAGTAAGGCTCATACTCTCCCAATTTAGAATACATATCTTTGTAGTATACACGTTCCATGTATTGAATAGCCTCAGCCTGAACAGGAGAAAGTGTGATGTTCTGACCTAGGAACTTCTTGTCTCGCACAAAAACATCCAGGCCTACAGGAATCTCATCAAACAAGGACTCTAGGCTGACTAGACCAGAAGAACCTGCCATAGAAACCAGTGCTTCTTTTGGCTTCTTGGCAAGCTCTTGTGTGAATACATCAGCGAATGTTTTCGCTGCCATTATTCTACTTTCTTCTGCCTTTTATAAAGAACTTACGGAATCTTTTACGTAGTACGTATCGCTTTCCTTTGCAGGAACTCACTTGCTGTCACTAGTCTCAATGCCGAGTTTCTTTGCAGCTGCGTAGATCTTTGCTCGCACTTTTGCAAGATTCTCTGGAGAATACTTAGCTGCATTATCTTTCTGATTGATGTAGCCAAGCGCGGCATGTACATGCTCACTGGAGTCAAGTGGATAGCGCTTCTTCTTGTCTGCCTGATACCCAGGGTCAGCATACGGCACATTTCCGTAAGGCTTTACGGGAGTCTTTCCCGGCTTTGCAGCAAGAGCCAGAACAGCCTCAACATTGGTCATTGCCACCTTGGTGCCGTCACCAGCCTTGCGAGGCATGTAAGTGTGATAACCCATCAATGACATGGCAGCACGAGCCCGGTTAGGATGGGCATCAGTCTGAGCGCCAGAAGGATGGTGAATTCCAACATAACGGTTCTTGGTGTTCTTGCCAGGAACAGTCACAACGTGGCCGATCTTCATGGCTCCATGAGAAACAGTGCCAGCTGGGCCTACAGTTATGCCCATATTGTGCATGTCTTCATTGTCCTGCCACTCACCCTGATCTGCGCCGGGAGGAAGATCAGTGTCAGCATTGACATTGTCATCTGGCGACAGATTGGTACCCTCTGGTGGCTTCTCGGGTGAAGGATAAGCCTGAGCTTTCCCATCCAGGGACGCGCCTTTAGAAGGCTTGCGCTTATTAGCGAGTTCCAGAATGTACTCTAGATCAGATGCAGCCATTATGCTCTCCTATAGACGCAGAGATTAATCTATAAGAATCATCGGATTAGGCCTCTAATGTAGCGCTCAGCCTCAAAATCACTAGCCGCAGCTACATGTACTCCGCCTTGTCCTCTATGATGGAAAAGACACAGCCATTCAAGATTAGCAGCCGACTCTACCCAAGCTCCAACTTCGTCAGGATTTGAAATTCCTGGGTAATCCTTCTCTAACCATTTTAGATTCACCCCGTTTTGGAGACTAAATTCTACATGAGAGTGATGTAATTCTAGAGGGTGAGCTAGATCACATTCTGAGTAGTCATCTCTATGCTTGCCTATGGCGCATTTATAGATCTCAGGATCACTTTTAGTCTTCCTGTGGAAGGCATTGAAGTCTTTATAGGTTTTATCATGCTCTCTAAGATCGTGCTGAGGGTAATGAACAGTGTAAGAGTGTGTAACCTTTTGTTCATGAGCTTCCGGCATGATATCTATTTCCTTTAGAAGAATTACAACCCAAATGAGCTAGCTGGACATTGTCAAATGTGTCTGTAGAACCTTCGACAGTTACTGGTATGATGTGATCAATGCTTTTAGAATTTACATCAGGCCACCTTAATTTAGAATCTACAGGAGCATGACATAGTTGACAAGCCCAGCCATCTCTAGCATACACTTCTGCCTCGCTATATCGAGATGTAGGTATACTAGCCTTAATGGCTCTTCGTCGTCTAACGTTTGCACGGCCTGCTTCAGGATGAGAGTTTCTATACTTACGGGCGTTACTTCTAGCCTTTTCAGGATTGTCTTTATTCCAAGAATTAGCCCTATCTACTAATTTCTCTCTGTTTGCCTCATAATAGTCTTTAGCATAATCTTTATTATTATCAAGCCACTTCTTCTTAGACTTAGCTACTTTCTCAGGATTATCTTGCTTCCACTGCTCAGCTCTATCGAAATAACGCTGTTTATTCTGATAGTAGTACCAACTACCATAATGCTTTTTACACATTCCTCTAGACTTGGAAGACTCTGCGCAATCATCTATAGAACACTGACTATCTTCTTCTCTTGGTGCATGCTCTGGATAATGAACTGCATAACTGTGAGTGATTTTTTGATCATGCTCAGCTGGCATAGCTGCTCCCTAAATAAACAGAACTTCTACACCGCGTTGAAGAACGGCATGAATGATGAGGTTGGATACCCGGCGGCTACCTCATAAAACAAAGCGGATGCGGCCATACTGGTTGTCGAACCTGACTGCGTAAACGACGGTGTTGTGGCTGCCGAAACTGAAACGTCATAGCAAAGCCCCCCTTCATAAGAAGAAGTGCCGCCTAATACATAGGTGTAACCTGAAGTTGAGCCTGTTTTAATGTAGTCGGATGTGCCAGAAGAAACAGCCGTACCTACATATAACATAGTTCCACTAGACGGCGTCATAGACGGGCAGCTTACAGTAGTGGATGAAGTACTGTTATTCTTAACGGCATAAGCAGAAAAGCTAAGAGTTCCTAAAGTTGTTGAAAACTCTTCTGCACACAAAGTACCCCACTGCGTAGAAGAGGTAGAGACTGTAGTAGTGTGTGAGCCAGTAGTCGTTATCTTGCCATACCAGATGTCACAAGCTCCATGAATCGCGTAGCTGATAGCCCGAGTCCAAGTAGTTACTCCGCCACCGGAAACTCCTGTCACAGGATCAGAAGTGACTCCTCCACCAATGTCAACGGTGAGAATTAAGTAGTTTCCGGCAGTAGAGTTAGTGTGCGACACAGTATAGGAAGTAGTGGATGCAGTACTACTATATGAGGTGCCCGCAGTTCCTACAGCAGCTATGGTCATCAGTATCCTCGTGAAACTGCTAGGCCGCGCCACACATTAGCTGTCGTATTATAAACGAATCCTATATAGTCAGCCTTACTGGCAGCCGTGCTTAGTGTGGGAACAATTACATCTGTCCCCCAGACATAGCCCCCTGTACTAGAAGCCCACGTAATGGTGTAAGGACCCCCAGAGCCTGGCTGCGTTATCTCAAACAGTATCTTCTGCCCGTCTGTAGGATTAGATGGAACCCCCATTGTCCTGCTGGCTCCGAGAGTAACACGAAAGTGATTTCCCAAAGAGGCGTCTACAGCTATGGTAGTTGCGTCAGTCAGCGCTACAGGCAAAGGTGAAATGTTGCCAGGCCATACCCCAGTATTGGCGTCAATAATAACCCAGTTAGATCCATTACTCTGTACTTCAAGATAGGTGTTGGGGTTTGGCAGAACAAAAGTTGTTGCACCATTGATTGTCTGTGATGACGTAGTGGCAATAGTTATTTTGTCTCCGGCAGCTGAACATGTGTTTATTATAGTAAAATTCTGGCCTAAAGCAGCTGTAGAGGAAGCGCTGGGCAGTGTCACAGTGTATGCCCCAGTGCCACCTGCCAGAACACAGGAATCACTCGCCGTGAGAGTATAGGCTCCTGTCTTTGCCACTGAAGCTTCTGAGTATCCTTGAACTTCCAGCAAAGACGAAAGTACTAGCACCAGCACTCCTTGTGTAGAAGAAAACACACAGTAAAGATCACTGCTTAAAATTAGCCGTGCACAACTACGAAAATGTTAGTCTGAGCCGCAGCTGTCGTGACCGTAATATGGTTGGCGTCCACATTTGCAACATCACACCACACTAAGCTGCCGCCTGTAGCAGCAGACCAGACAGACACTTGCACTGCATAAGTGTTTAACCCGTGAGCTACAGAATAAGCGCTGCCAGCTGAAGTAGTGATAGTGGCGCTATAGGTACCAACAGCACTTAAGTTAGATCTGGCTCCCGCAGCTGTCTGCGCCCCAGTAGTGCCGCCAGTGCCGCCATAGGCCACAGCAACGTTTGTACCATTCCAAGTGCCAGTAACCACAGTGCCTAGAGCTGTTACCTGGGTCTGTGAAGCATTGACACTGAAGGAGTTGCCTGTCAGTGTCAGGCCAGTGCCAGCACTGTAAGAAGTAGCTGCACCTATCTGAGCAAAAGAAACAGCTGTTGTGCCGGGAGTCACCCCGCCAGTGTTGGTGCACTGCCACTGAGTTGCCTCGTTAATAGTGCCCAGCTCCACAAACATCGTGGCATAGTCATACTTAGAAATGCCAGTGTCTGGGGCAACATTAGTGTCCATGTCAGTGGCTCGAGTGAATACTGCTTTTCCGCCAGCAGTGCCTAGAGTAGTGACAGTGTAAATGCCATTGTAAGGAGCGTTAGTGCTGGTCTCATTCTTTATGAGAACACGAGCTGCATTGGCACTTACTGTCCCACCTGAACTGTAAGTGCCGGTAGGGGCTGCTCCTACCACTACAGTGAAACCAGTAGTTGCTACAAGAGTGGCTACTGTCCAGTCACCGTTGGGGTTGTTTGTGGTGAACCCGGTAACCCCGGAAATATTTACAGACTCGCCAACAGCCATGTTGGCGTTGCCTGAAGCCACTGTAAAAGTTACTGTTGTGGAAACCGCAGTACAGGCCGTAACTGTAGTACTTAAGGCAGTCCACAGACCTTGACTGTCCATAGTGTTAACAACACCATTTGCGCCAGCTGTGATAGTGTCACCTACGCCCCCTAGGGAGTTGTAAGTGTAAGTAGCGAACGGAGTACTGTACATGGAACCCAAAGCAGCTGTAGAAGCAGCCTGAATTGGATCTTTCCAGGACAGTCCTTGGGCAGTGGCATCAACATAGTTCTTAGTGGCCGCAGAACTAGCAGTCGCTGGATCTGGCAGCCCTGTGAAAGTGTAACCACCCATTGGTATGTTCGCAGCAGGAGCATTAAGTGCTGACAGGGCTGGAATGGCTGGCGTGCCGTGAGTGTGGTCAGAGTGAGAAGCCGTAGTAGCTGACCCGTTGGCAGAGGAAGCCCCAAACGAGGTCTGAGCAGTCACAGAGCCAAAAGACAGAGCCTGAGCATCTGCCTCAATCCATGCTGAACCACTCCAGTAATATAGAGTGTTTGCTGTGAATCCACCAGCACTGGTGTTGAACCACAGCTGGCCCGCTACAGGACTGCCTGGAGCTGTAGAGGCTACGTGAATAACAGGGTTCAGAAGTTGGTTCTGATTCAAGTTAAGGTTTGTTAGGACATTAGTTGCCACGGCCGCTCCCTTTACAAATGGAATGAGCAGCAACTCACGCCAATCCAGCAATTCTCTCTTCTATTATCGGGAGCACAGCATGGTTAGGAGAGAATACACACACTCTCTCAATTTATGTAAGCCCATCCACCAAAAGCAGCTGTAAAGGTCAATGTCACTTGATTAATGCTGTTGTATTTTATGTCTCCAATAACTTCATTACCGCTGTAGTCCACCACAGTGACACTGGGATGGCGCCCAAGATTATGATTGACGGTCCACACAGAAGAAGCAGTCATCTGCTCGTATTCGAAAGTAGAGCCGCCAGAAGGACCGGGAGGGCCTTGAGGCCCAACTTCGCCTTGAGGGCCAGGAGGGCCTTGAGGTCCTGCTGTCTGTACAGAGACACCACTGACTGTCTGTTGAGCTGTGACAAGAGTTACCTGCTGCTCAACAGTGACACGGTTAAAACCAGATGGAGAACTCACCAGTCTTGCCCCAGTTTCAGCTGAACGTTGCCTTCTAAGATCTTGGTTACCTGAGAGCTAGGAGAAGGAGACTCTACGAACAATGCATACTGAGCACTGGAAAACGTCAAAGCCTGAGTAGCGTCATTGGTGGCCGAAGCAGTAATCAATCCTGAAGAATCCATGGTCAAAGTGGTATTAGGGCTAGCTGTGTCGTCAGTGGCAAAAGTTATAATAGGCACCTGGTTAAAGTTGTCTGTGATGACTTTCATACGGCCAGTATAACCAGTGAGATCAATTGGATTGCCAGAAGGGTCGGCCCAATTGATCTGTAGGACAAATGGCGTTCCCTGTTCCATGACTATAGGGTACGTTACAACAGTCCCACTGCTAGCTGTAGCCATTTAGCTCACTTCTTCCCTTTACTTGCATGGGCTGCCGACTTTAAAGCTTCCCACTCGGAAATGGCCTTAGCGGCTGCGGCTTGAGTAGTCTTCTGAAGTTTCTTCTCGCCGCCCTCTGGCTTCCCTGAAGCCCAGCCTCTAACAATACCTACTGCCATACTTATAGCTTCTGACTCTGAGTGGCCATTTGAACGCAGAGCGTGAGCCACGTGTTCTATGTAGAACGGAAGATGCCAAGGCTTGGGCTTTGTTTTCTTCCATAGCGGCTTTGGGCCCAAAGGCTGAGGAGTTGACGCTTTTTGCAGGCTGTCAGCGGCTAGATTAATAACTGTTTCTAGATCTGAAGTAGCCTTGATCTGCTGGTCATCCTGCATATCGTGCATAGTACTCCACCCACCCTGCTTCTCAGAAGCGTCTGTTGTCCATGCCATTAAAGGCCTTCCTAGCTTCAAGCAAGCAAGTGCTCTGTGGTGGCCGTCAGCCACCACATATTTCTTTTCACCCTTAGGACGTACAAGAATAGCAGGTTTGAGAATACCTTTGTGCATCTTCTTCTCAAATTTGCTTATCTTGGACTTGCTTTTCTTCTCGTCAGCGGTCCAAGCGTCTTTATTTGAGAAATCAATCTGATCCAGAGGAACTGCTACTGGCCAAGCCCAAGGAAGACCATTCATCCACTTTGTAGCCTGCTTAGGATAGTCATCTAAAGCCTGAAGCTGCACAGCCTGAGCAGGGGAAACACCCTTGGCTGCCAGTAGTAAAAAGTTCTCAGGCACGTGAAAATCCCCTAGAGTAGGTCTCTAGGGGATAATCGGTCTAGCTTAGACTACAGACTAGACTCCGTCTGCTATACCTAACACAGAGACTGAAGTAACAGTCATCACATCAGAAGGGTCTATATTATTGTACTGAAGAATGAAATTAAGGACACTTCCATGAGGAGTCAGAAAAGTCAGTCCTTCTCCTTTGCCAGAACCATCAGTTCCTGCTCCGCCAGGTGTGCCAGGGCCTGCTATCTGGCCTACGAAGTTGGCCCAAGTAAAGTCAAGAGTTTCATATAACTGAATATTAGACAAGTTTGAAGTAGTTACATTCCACTGGACTTGTACTTGCTTTACAGGGCCGCTGAATTCCAAGTGATAATAGAAAGAACTATTAGCTGGGACTGTTTGATTATCTAGAGAAGTTACTGTATTAGTGGTCACTGCAACTGTGGCTGTCATTAACTGTTCCTAATCTAAGAGATTATATTTTCTAGGAAATGTTTCCCATGTCTGGAGATACAGCTCTGTCACTAATAGGAGTGTAGGGTACACTCCAAGTGTCTATAGAGCTATTACCAAATCTGTCTTGCAGTGTTTCTATTTTAGGATTTGTCATTTATAACACCCTACTGTTTAGTGATTATCATACTGAGGATCAGTATAATAATTGTCTTTTGGAGGACCGTCCCCCTTATTGGAACGGTACATATACTTGTACATAGTCTTAGGTACGTAATGCTCAGTCTTTACACAGTCAAGCTCTGCAAGTCTATTCCACCACCGCCTATCTTCCCCAAAACCGCCGTACATAGATCCTTTAAGCGCTAACTCAGTGCGAATAGGATTAATATGGCTAATACCATTCTCTAGTGAGTGTATGTAGGTATCTGTGTAGTGTCCATCATCATAACGTTCTAGATCATGTCCTATGTAGTCTACACCATCCATTAAGGGCAGCAATGTTTCTACATAATTACTTGGAACAATGTCATCATCATCAATAAAGTTAGAATACTGACCTGTGCAGGTCTCGCGCATTATTTGACGGTTGTCTCCTACAGGAAGAAAATAATCACACTCTCTTATCATCAACTCGACTTGATCAGAATAAGCCTCAACCTGAGGCTTAAGTGATAAGAGGAGTCGGTACAAATAACCTTCTCTGGAAGGTTGAGTCAAAACCATGATAGACCATTTCATGTGTACAAAGCCTCTTTAATTCCTTCTTCTAAGCTAATTTTAGGAAGATAGAAAGATCTCATCTTTCTAGCATCAGCTACTCTATATTTAACGCCTTCTGGTTTATCAATAAGATTATTCATGAGGGGGCTATAGCCTGCTGTACGGCACACAAGTTTAGCTAAAGAATAAAAGGATGTAGGAACCCCAGTGCCTAGGTTTACAGGACCTTCTACATCATTATCTACAGCAGCAAGGACAGCTCTCACTATATCATCTATGTGAATAAAGTCTCTAACAGCTGAACCATCCCCCCAAATAGTAAATGGATATTCAAGATTCTTAGCACGCTGAATAAAAGACGGAAAAGGGTAAGTTAAATCTTGATCAGGTCCATATCCTGAAAATGGCCTAAACACGTGTGTCCTGACCCCAGCCTCTTGAAGAAATTTAGCTTGGTACTCTCCAGCCAATTTAGCAAACCCATAGGTCATGTCTGGGGAACACATGTCACTTAAATCAATATCACTTTCTGTTAACTTGCTACTACAGCAGTGTGTTTGCAAGTTAACAGGGTACGCGGCAGAAGAACTAAAATAAATCAATCTACTAGGCTTAGTCCTTAAAGCGTATTGAAATAATTCTGCATCAATAGAAAGATCTACAGCAACTTTTAGAGGCTCCCTATCAATGGTTTCTCTGCCTCCAACAACTGCGGCTAAATGGATTATCCAATCAAAATGAGTATTAGAACTTCTAAATATATCTCTTACATCAACTCCTCTTTTAAAGTCTAGGCATATAACATCCCAATCCTCTGGAAGAATCTTTTGAAAATGGCGCCCGACAAACCCTTCAGACCCAGTTAGTAATACTTTCATTTAACAGCAACCATAATCTGAGCCCCTTGCACTCTAAGCTGTTCAACTACTTCGTAGCCTATTGATTTAAACATATCACAGTAGCCAATGTCGTCCCACGCCCACGTGTGAAACTCATAATGATCTTCATCAGTCTCATTCCATGGACTAGAAGCAACAATGTACTCGCCAGCACCCTGTAAATTATAAACTCTAGATAGAAACCTATGTGGGTCAATTAAATGCTCAAGCATCTCTGTGCAGACTACTAAAGAAGCCCATAAGACGTCTTCAGTGTTAGACACAACATCAAATAAATTAACGACTACATTACGCTTATTCAAAGCTACATCTACATTGGTTTGCTGAAGATCATACCCCCACTTATGTGATACAGGAAGCGACAACTGAGAAAGCAACCCTCCGTCCCCGGCGCCTAAGTCTACCACAGATGTAGGACACAAGGTATTGATCACTCTAGCAGTTTCTAAAATGCGCTCTCTCTGCCCTGGCTCTTCTAGATGAGGAGCATTCACTCTGCCGCTGTACCATTCAATAGTAGTGTATTCAGGAATAGTACCTTCTTGGAAAAGTCTAGCTTCCATACTAGTCTTTAACCTTCTTAATATCTTGAGCTAACTTGCCAGAACTTACATACTTCTCCCAAGCAAGTCTATCAGCAATCATGAAACTCTCAGCCTCAACATAACCGGTATCTAACTTAGCTTTATTGGCCACTGGGTGAAGATGCTCAATTATAACATCTGGAAGATAGTTAATATTACCCAGACCTAAACCCCACTCTTTCCACGTATTGTCTAAATACATATGAATAAATTCTGGCGGGGCCATATATCCGAGAACTTTGACTATTTTAGAAGAAAGAATTACTGATGTAGGAAGTCTCTCTCCCTGAAAAAGATCATTACCATAAGAAACCCCTGGACTGTCGCCTATAGACTGTACAAGTTTGGTATCCCATCCCTGAGTTCTGGGTCTATGATCGTCACCCATGAATCCTAAATAGTCATAGTGGGGAGCATTTACAACAGCAGCAGCATTCAAAGATCCATTTAATCTGCGTCTAGGACCTACTTGAAGTGAGTAGCGACTGTCAATTTTAGAGTCTGCAATGTATTGATCTTTATAATCATCATCAAAGTCCACGACGACATGAAGATCAGAGCGACCTGAAGAAGTTTTAAAAAAGTCTTGCACTAAACACTGTATACTGTGCGGCCGTCTTCTAGAAGGAACAATGATTAAAGTATCTACTGACTGCATGTCTTTCCTATACCCCATCCTTATGAAATCTTGAAATACTTGACCACTTTTGAAGGCCCATAGTCACTTTTCCGCCATTTCCAGCCCAACAGTTGATGGAACGTACTCTACTTTAGGACGCTCTGAAAGCGTCTGCGTAATAACACTAACTACTAGGTTAAGGGAGCTCTGGGAATCCTCACCTATACGGAGCTTCACCTTTAGGTCCCAAAGAGCCTTCATGGCCGCTAGTACTCGCTCCGTGGCCACCTTCTGCGCCAGCTCAGTCCTTAGTTTCAAAGCAGAAGCCCGAACATCCAAAGATCCGCCGCCCTGAAGCACTAAAATGTCACGGAGAGTGTTTACCAGGCCCGCTACAACTGAAGAAGAGTCCCCAGTGTACTTAAGATGACTGTCTAGCAGCTCATAAGCTTTTGCATAGTCACCATGAAACATTGTTAGCATCAGTGAAGGAGCAAAATCAGGATTGCCGAATAGGTCTTTGAATTCTTCGAAAGTGGTCACTCCAGCACGGCTGATCTGGTCCAAAGTAACCAAAGCATCTCTAAGAGCGCCGTCAGAACGGTCAGCTATGGCCACAAGAGCCTCTGAGTCAACACCTAAATGCTCAAGTTTATTGATCTCATACAATCTCTTTGCTACCACATCTGGGGAAACCTTACGGAACTGGAAAGACATGCAGCGGCTTTTAATAGTGGAAAGGATCTTATCAGATTCTGTGCTGACCAGAATAAACATTACGCCCTCTGGGGCATTCTCCAGAGTCTTCAACAAAGCATTAGATGCAGCTGAACTGAGACCTTGCACTTCGTCAAGGGTTATTATGTGCATCTTGCCTGGAGTCTGATACAGGATGTCTTCCTGCAACTTTCTAATATTGTCCACTAGCCCATTGGTAGAAGCGTCAATTTCTCGATAGTCCAAAGAGCTGTCACTGAATATAGACTCACAAGAAGAACAAGAGCCACAAGGAGGATCACTACTGATCTCACAGTTGACAGCCGCTGCGACTACCCGAGCTGTAGTCGTATTATGAGTAGGAATAAAATCATTAGTAATATACAACTGTGAAGGTGCTGAAACTTTTATGCACTGACAATCAATGTCTCTAGAGTATTCTACAGACACTAAATACCTATAATAAGTTGAAGAAGAAACTTCTTTTAGCTTCCTAGACAACCTAAACACTCTCAAATTCTTCGTGTCACGAATAGAGGCTGTATATGCAATTTTTCCTTGGAGGCTCTCACCTTTATACCGATAACTAGTGTTCTTAGAATGAGAAGTTACTCGCAACCCTAAAGATCTGGCTAACCACACTACATCGTCTCTCAGTTTTTTAGAAGCTGAAGAAAACTGGGCTCCTGAACTTGCCCAATTTCCGTCTGTATCCATTAGACCTTGAAGAACAGCTAGACGTGTTTTAGCAGAAGCCTCTTTATAAACATTTGGCACAAATTTAGTGTCAGACTTAGTGCCCCACACCTGCAAATCTCGTAAAGCAGTTGTTATAGGATTAGCTGCCCCTCCCATCTGTCCCGCAGTCAAATTGAAGGTAGATGATTTACTGGCAGTAGTAACAAACTTAGCTTTTATGCCACTAGGCAATACTCTGGACACTGCCTCCAATATTTCTATGTCAGCTGTCTCTAGCCTAGGAGAGCCTGAACTAATACTGCCATCCCCTAGTAACGCGCCTAACAAGTATGGATCTAAAGGTAAATTTTCTTCTGTCATATCAAATTCATCAAGACTAGCAGTTGATACTAATCTAGCTCGGTGTGCTCTATATGAAGGCTTTTTAATAAAGTCGGCCCACTGAGCCGTTGTTTTAACTTCTCTCTCTAATTTGGCATGTCGTTTACCTTTGCACTTCTTTCCCTTCCAGATCTCGAGCTCCCACAAATGATCAAGAGTAGATTCACAACTAGAACCATCAGAGAAAGTTAACCGATACACTCTCTGTGACCCCTGGGGGAAAATGCCAACTACCTCAGAATAACCTCCCTCTGGATCAGCTACGGAGTCGCCTATTTTAAGAGAAGACATGGGTCTAAACCCAAAAGGTGTTAGTACCAAAGAATCCAAAGGCTGAGCTTTTCCGCTGCCCCGTGGGCCAGTTAATAGCATGGCCGTTGGCGCTGTTCCTTTTATTACCATCTGCTTAAGAAGCTGAGAGACTGCTTTCTGCCCTAGAATGTCATCAAATCGCCGTGGCCTGTACTTATTTGCTAGAGCTTCCATCCGTGTCTCCTCTTAAGTCCTTAGACTGTCATAATCGTCGCTTTAGCCAGTTTACATCTCGCGCGCCACGGTATGCCCAGCATTATCTAGTGAGAACCTGTATACCTTATCAGACTGTTCGGCAAATACCGGCTGGTGCGTTACGAGTAATATCTGCACAGGAGCTTTGTCTACTACATCTCTTAGAAACTCAGCCAGAGCAGGTAAATAGGAGTCAGACACATGTGCGAAAGTTTCATCTAGTACAAGTATAGCATCTTTGCCGTCTTTTGCCAGTAGCAGCACTACTAGTCTTAATAGAAAACCTGCAACAGCTGACACCCCGCCACCCATGGAGCTGAAAATGTCAGTTTCTCGAACTTTGCCGTCCGCAAGCTCAGTCCGTATTACAAATTCAACTATTGGAGATTTACCCTTGATAGCCTGAACGACATGAAAACTGAGACTACTACCGAAGATCTTCTGAAGACCTTGAGTGACCAACATCTCTATCTGATCTTGAGTGGTCTTCTGACGCTCTTCGCCTATGCCTGCTAACAGAGCTGAGGCCACTCTAAGATTCTCGGCTTTAACATCTAGCTCAACTAGACGCCTTGCAATATCCTTCATTGTCTCTATGTGAGCTTTAAGCACTCCATAGTCTTGGGCATACTGTTGCCGCTTGGTGTCCAGTCTCTTCTTCAAATCACCATACTCTGACATTGCCCACCAACTGAGGTACGAGTCCGGTTATGCCTTTGTCTTCATCAACCAGCAGAAGAACAGACTTTCTAGAACGAGTGTCTTCTCCTAAGAAAAACTTACATTCCGGACTGTCTACACTTCTCAACAACGTCGTCAGATACTTATGATTAACGATGAGTGTTCTATCTTTACCCATCCAGCTAGATGGGATAGTTTCAGTTCCGCCGTTGCCATTTATATCCCTAGAAGTAACTGTGATGCTTTTGGCTGACAGAACGAGCCCAATGGCTTCAGTTTCTGTGTCCGCGTTTATTCTAACACGATCAATAGCACTTAGAAACCCTGATCTGCTCACAACCAAAACAAGCTTGTTCTCCATTGCTGGCCGCAACATGATCTGATCAACATCGGGAAAGCGGCTAACCATCTTCTGAGCTAAAATTGAAGCACCTGGTATCTGATACAGATACTGCTTATCCAATACGCCTAATCCTACTTCTTTTACGGAATCATCTTTAATGAGACTCCAAACTACATCCGCAGCTGCACATGGGATAGCCGTAGTAAAATCATAAGGGAAATCCTCACCTAGAGAAGCCTGTGTAAGCCTAAGACCATCACAAGAAGTCATCTTGCCTTTGGAGATGTCAAGCATACGCAATGTGGGCTTGTAAGGCGATGTAGACATTGATCTGCGTGTAGCCTTCATGGCCTCTCTTAACACTGGACCGCTGATTAACACTGAAGGCTTTTTGACTTTGGGAAGTTCTGGAAACGTGACAGCCGGAAGCTTTATCTCCCAGACAGACACCCCAGCTGCTACAGTCAATAGGTTATGGGACACTGAAACCTGTACCATCCCTGTAGAACAGCCTTTAATGATAGAGAGGAATCTCTGTGCAGGCACTAAAAAACTGAAGATGTCATTACTTAACACGTCCTCAGTGACAATAACTGAGCATTCATGGTTAGAGGCAGCGATAAGAAGCTCTGACTCTCGCACTTCAAAGTAGAAACACTGTAGAGCAGGCGTAGAGCCACTAGGAGCCACAGCAGGCCATGCCTTGCCTAGCATGTCACGCAGTAAATCTCTAGACACTTGTAACTCAGGCACTGTCTAACACTCCGTTAGCTCGCTCTATCAAATTCTCCACAGCTTTAGCCTTATCTTTCAAAAGCTTTGCAGCCTCTTCAACAGAATCCACGCCATAGTCTTTCTTGAGCTTGATTAGAGCTTCGTCTGCTATTTTAACTGCCTCTTCATGAAGAAACTGCTGATGCAACATGACTTCTCTGCTCTTCTCGACTCTAATTTTAAGCTCTGCGAGACTCAGACTGATCGATTCTTCTACACCCAACTCAATCTACCGTCCTCACCCTTCTTGAACTTCGCACAGGCATGCTTTACTGGACACCATGAGCAGCCTGTGTCACTGTCTTTTGGGGCAAAATCAAGGCTCCAGACACTCTGAGCATAATTAGTCACATGCCTAACAATATCCATTGTATGGTCTCTAGTAACTTCAAAAGGCAGAACTTGCTGAGAGCACATAGGCTGTATAAGAGCTGTCTTATCTGGTTTCCTGTGACCTGGCATAGACTGCACTATGAGGTAATAAAAAGCCAACTGCATTATGGTACTTTTCCAATAGTTAGGATTTTCAGTGGCCTTTAAGTCATAGATAGCCATAAATGGTACAGTATCTATAAAAATGTCCATGATACCAATGAGTTGAATCTCTCGACTCTCACCCATGACATCTGGTACTCGTATTATAGCTTTTACATGTTTGTCTGCCTCAACAAAAGGCATGTACGGCACTACAAGCTCATCCATTATAGGCTCAAGCTTCTCTAGTAGTCTCTTACACCACTCTAGAGCTTGAGCTCTGTCATCTATGTGCTTCCACCTCGCTACGCCCTGCCCAGTGTCTTTACATTCCTGCTCATACCTCTCAGCATAGTCGTCTACCATGCCAGGCATCGCATTTGGGTGCCTGTCTACATCCTGAAGCCATTGCCGCAAAATGCGGTCAGTTACAGTACCTTTAAAGAAGATCCTAATGTCGCCAGCTCGGTTCTTAACCCGCTGAGACTGTAGAAATGCCTTCTGTCGGCACTCTTGCCAAGCTTTAAGTCTACTCCATGAGACAGTTAGCAGTTTATCATCTGTCATAGTGGGTTATCAGCCTTTGCAAAAGTCTCATACCCTAACATAGCCTCATCAACATACATAGGATTTAGGCACACCGCATTTACGCCGGACTTACGAACTTCTTCGACTGTAGCAGGCCAGTCGTCAAACAAACAGTGCACCTTGTAGCCACTGTCAAGGAGTTCCTTTATGTGCTTAACCTTGTAAGCTCCGTTGCCTTCTATGTCTGTTGTGTCCCGCATCTTTAAGAAATCATACTTAGCTCCGTGACGGGAAAGCCACCATCTTGTTTCATCATGAGCCGCTATGTCGCGGCCAGTGAGAAGGTATATACCCCAATGCTCCCACATGGTATTCATCATGTAGATATTAGACAACATTGGAGGATCGTCTACGCAAGCCTTGGCATACTTAGGCCAGTCTGAGTCTGAATTTACAAACGGAGACAGGTGATTTCTATGTCTCGTATCAGAAAGAGTGGAATCTAAATCGAATATCATGAGCTCATTGTACTTTTTCATCTTTTACTCCTATCTGGAGCATCAGCTTATCATGCAATCGCTACAGAGTCAAGAAGATCTCTGACTATGTCTTCTAGCTCTGTAGGCAACTTCAACGACCTAATGTAATCCATCACGGACGCCGTAGTCGTTATCTGGATAGAAGCCTGGCCAATAGAAGCTAGAAAGTCATCTAATTTTATCTGTCTAGCCTTGTCTGTCTTAGCCTGAACCTTGAAAACTTCAGAAGAGTCTCTGTAATTAAGTGTTAGTGGTCTGAACTCTCCATTAAGAGACGACCAGAGAGCTACTTGAACTGGCCTAGTCAAGTGGGATTCTGTCAATGAGCCTCTGGAAAGAGAGCCAAAGTTGCAAAACTTTACCTCACCGCACTTCCACACTCCATGAGGATCATGCACATGGCCGTAAGCCACGCTTCCTTTACCGTACATGGCCTGCGCCCACTTAACAGCTGGAAAGAACTCGTATTTAAGCTCTGTGCCAGGTGGGTAAAGAGGAGCATGTGTCACACATAGAGCGCGAACATGTTTAGACTCTCCAAACTCCTCTAGCGCCTTATTTACAGTCGTTTCAGTAAACCTCTGAAGCCACGGAACACCATAGACTGGATAACGCTTGTCACTGTGCCAACCTTTAAGAAACTCAGCCGCTTCTGACTTGAATAAGACTCCCAAAGGCTGTCCAGCTAAAGAGTCCATACGATCAGAAACCGTGTCGTGATTGCCCGGAGTGACAGCCAAACCATGAGGATAGCTTTTAGCTAGTTCTATAACGCGCTGTACCAATCTGTGGCTATTGCGCGAAGGAGTCTTTATGTGGAACACGTCTCCGCTCCAGCATACAAGAGCTTCATGCTCTGTAGCAAGCTGTACAGTCTGCTCTAAAAGACTGAACAAATCATCTGTATAAGACTCTGTACAGCTGGCCGGGGGCAGATCTGACAGATGCAAGTCATTTACTACTATGATGGCAGAGATGAGAACTCCTAAACATGATCCTCTAAGAAAGCCCACGCAGTCTGAGCTAGAGCTTTACCTAGAGCTACATCTCTTCCAACTCGCTGGTCTGGCTCATCATGCACGTGACGCTTACTGTGGTCAGTGAATACATAAGTCTCGTTTTGCGTAGAAACAGTAAGCTCGCAAACTGCTACGTCATCAGTTTGAACAACTTCAGCGCTTATAGCGTAGTAAACTCTCATGGTTTATTCTTTCTTCTCATCTTGTTGTCTTCACTTAACACCGTTAAACCTCAT